CTAGCGCATTCAAACCGAAAGTGGTACAATCAAAGAAGTTGTACAACCGTAAAAAGGAGAGAAATAACACTCTTAATGCGGCCGCTAAGTTATGGATGATAGAGAAAAAGTAAATAAAAACAGAGTTATCAAGTATGTTCAACAAAAATTTGAAGATGCTAGGCAGATGACTATGTTTAAATTTCTTAGACAAGAGGTCGATATCAACGGCACAGGTACACATAAATACAGATTAAAAGAAGGTAAAAACAAAGGTAAGGTATTATGACAAAATTATGTGCAAGAGGTAAATCAGCCGCGAAGAGAAAATTCAAAGTGTATCCGTCAGCATATGCTAATGCCTACGCTTCTAAAATTTGTGCTGGTAAGATCAAAGATCCTTCTGGTGTAAAGAGAAAAGATTTTAAAGGACCTAAACCCGCTATGAAGGGTGGAATGATGAAGTATGCAACAGGTAATCAAGTTAAGATTAATAAAGTTGTTAAAGGTTTAGAAAAAGCATCGAAGACACATGCAGCGCAAGCTAAAACTTTAAGCACAATAAAAGCAAAAAATGGTGTTTATACAGGATCTTACATGAAAAGTGAGATTGCAGGAGAAAAAGTTTCTAATAAATCTTTAGTAGATTATTACGGAGACATGATTGATGTCTAAAAGAGGAACTTGTTGGGAAGGTTACCAACAAAAAGGAATGAAGAAAAAAGGAAATCGAATGGTTCCCAATTGTGTCCCTGCTGGTATGAAATCAGGTGGGCTAAAAGAATGGTTTAAAGAAAAATGGGTGGATATATCTGCACCTAAAAAAGGAGGAGGATATAAATCATGTGGAAGAAAATCTGCAAGTGGATCAAAAAGAAAATACCCCAAATGCGTGCCTGCTGCAAAAGCAGCCCGAATGACAGACTCGCAAAAGCGTTCTGCTGTTGTAAGAAAGAGAAGTAAAGCACAAGGTGTTGGTGGTAAACCTACAAATGTAAAAACAATACTAAAAGCCGATGTGGGTGGAGTTATTGATGGAGTACCAACAAGGAAAAGTAAGTTTTCTGTAAGTTTTTTTCAAACAAAAGGAACTAAAGCTGAAAGTGGAGATAATTTAATTACCACACTAAGAGATTCTAAGGCTAAGTTTAATCCTGAATTAAGTTATGATAGGATATATAAAAAATCAGAAGTAGGTATTGGTATTAACAAAGATAGAATTAGAATAGGATTTAAAAAGAAATTTTAATTATGGCAAGTTCAGGAACAACAACATTTGATTTAAATATTGATGAAGTCATTGATGAAGCATATGAGAGATGTGGTTTATCAACTCAATCAGGTTATGATTTAAAAAGAGCAAGACGTAATTTAAACTTACTTTTTTCTGAGTGGGGAAACAGAGGTGTTCATCTTTGGAAAGTAGCCCTTAATGAAGTTGCTCTTGTAAACGGACAACCTAACTACACTACACCTGCTGCAGTCAGTGACGTTCTTGAAGCTTTTATCTCAACTACAAATGAAGCTGGAAATAATATTAATACACAAGATGTATCTTTAACTAAAATAGATAGATCTGCTTATGCAGCTCTTCCTAATAAATATGCTACAGGGCAACCTTCTCAATATTATGTAGATAGACAAATCACACCAATTATAAATTTATATCAAGCTCCTAATTTAAGTACTTACACAACTTTAAAATATTACTCGATAAACAGAATTGAAGACGCAGGAGCATATGGAAATACTCCTGATACACCATTTAGATTTTTACCTTGTATGGTATCAGGGTTAGCTTATTACATATCTTTCATGAAAGCAGCTGAAAAAACACAAATGTTAAAATTAGCTTATGAAGATGAAATGAAAAGAGCTTTAGATGAAGATGGTTCAAGAACATCTTTATACATTGCTCCACAAACTTATTTTGGAGATGGAGTATAATGGGAGTATTTGCAAAAGGTAAAAGATCATTAGCAATATCAGACAGATCTGGTATGGCATTTCCATATACTGAAATGGTTAGAGAATGGAATGGCTCACTAGTTCATACATCAGAGTTTGAGCCTAAGCATCCTCAGATTAGAAGAAAAAGAGTTGTAGCTGATGCTATTGCTTTACAAAATTCTAGAGCACAAGATTTTCAACAACCTGAAGTACCTTTTCAAAATGATGACACAATTGCTGGGTCAGGTGGCCAAGGACAAGCAGTCGCTAACCTTACATTACCTGGTCAGTTTGCTTTTCAAGTATTTTACGCAATAGAACACGATGGTTCAGAAGGAAATACAATGCAACCAAGAGATCCTTCTTTACAAAACAGAAGAAGACAAGCTCAAACTGCAGTTGGACAGGTAACAATAGGATTATAATGGCTATTACATATTCAAATTTTTTAACACAAGTAAGAAACTACACAGAAGTAGATAATAATGTATTAACAGATTCTATATTAGATCAATTTATAAGAAATACAGAATTAGATATTGCAGGAGCTGTGGATTATGATGACCTTAGAAAATATTCTACTTCAAATGTAACAACAGGTAATCGATATGTTGTCATGCCAGCTGATTTACTTATTTTAAGATCAGTGCAAATTATTAATTCTAATGTAAGAGATTTTCTTGAAAAAAGAGATACTAGTTTTATTTCAGAATATGCTCCAAATGATACAGTAACAGGAACACCAAAATATTATGCTAATTGGGATGAAACTAATATTTTGTTAGCTCCTACTCCAGATAGCACATACACAATACAGATAAATTTTATAAAAGATCCTCCTCATTTTGACAGTTCTACCAATACATTCCTGTCTCAACACCAGGAGGCTTTATTATTATACGGAGTTCTAAAAGAAGCTTATAGTTATCTTAAAGGCCCTGATGACCTATACAAACTGTATTCTGACAGGTATAATCAAAGCATACAAGCTTTTGCCCTACAACAAATGGGTAGACGAAGAAGAGGAGAATACGACAGTGGAGTGCCTCGAATAAAAGTACCTTCACCGTCACCATAAAATTAATTAAGGAGAAAACATGGCAATAACAACTAACGCAATCTGTAATTCTTTCAAAAAAGAATTATTAGAAGCAACTCACAATTTTAGTAACCCAGGTGGTAATACATTTAAACTATCAATGTACACTAACTCGGCTACTTTAGGGAAATCGACAACATCTTTTACAACTGGCAACGAAGTATCATCACCAACTGGTGGATATTCTTCAGGTGGTTCAGCACTTGTAAACACAGGAACATCTTTAGCTTCTAACACAGCTATCACAGACTTTTCTGATTTATCATTCACAGGTGTTACAATTACTGCAAGAGGTGCATTAATTTATAATGACACCGCTACTGGAGATCCAGCTGTGGCAGTATTAGATTTCGGTGGAGATAAAACTGCAACTGCAGGAACTTTTACTATTCAGTTCCCAGCATTTACAACGAGTGCAGCTATATTAAGAATCGCATAACTTAAAGGAGGGGCCTGCTATGGCAAACATTACTAATTTGTTTTCTGTAGCGGGACTTCCGTTAGGAGTTCTTCATGGCTAAAACATGGGGAGCACAAACCTGGAGTGCAGGAACTTGGAGTGATCAAGACTCTAATGCTGTTGAACTTTCAGGAATATCTTTATCATCTACTATCGGGACATTAGAATTTGCAGGCTCTGTAAACGGTTGGGGCCGTGCAGAGTGGGGTTCTGGTGCATGGGGTATAACTGGATCTGTTTTAGCTGGTGGTCAATCTTTATCAGCAGACCTAGGAACTATATCAGTAGAAGCTTTAGTAGAAATTGGTTGGGGCCGAGGCGGTTGGGGTAACAGAGCTTGGGGAGAAACTTACTCTGTTTTACCAGCAGGACAACAAGCGACACTATCACAAGGAACGGCAATCGGTAAAACAGATTTTACCGCAGTAGTAACTGGATTAGATTTATTAACTATTACTCAAGGTTTAAATTCAATACAAATTGATAATGATGTATTTGTATTTGCGTCTGAAGATCAAATAGATACAGCGATAGGAACGGTTCCATCAGTTACAGGGACAGCTTTAGTTCAACCAACTGGTCAATCATTAAGTGGATCAATAGGTCAAGTCCTACCTGAGCCTAAAATACCTGTAGATGTAACAGGGATATCAGCTTCTTTAACATTAGGTTCAATTACATTAATACAAACAACTAATGAATCCGTAACAGGTCAAGGAGCTACTTTATCAGTGGGCTCAATTACCCCTGTATCAATTTACCCAGTTACCACTGCTGGATTATTAAATGGATCTGTTGGTCAGGTTGTAGCTACTGGTACAGCAAATATAAACGTATCAGGTATAGGGTTGACTGGCAGTATAGGTTCAGTTAATATTACGGCATGGAGCGAGATCAATCCTGGCGTAAATAATGTTTGGACCACGGTTGATAAGGCAGCATAATTTTGTTAATATAGGAGTTATATGACATCGAGTTATTCAGCAGATTTAAAACTAGAACTTATGGTAACTGGCGAAAACGCTGGTACATGGGGTGATAATACAAATAATAATTTAAACTTAATTCAACAAGCTATTGCAGGATTTGAACAAGTTACACTTAATAGTGGTTCAACTTTAGCTTTAGTGATGACTGATAAAACTATTTCTAATGCTAGAAATATGGTAATCAAATTTGCTACTGCTACAATTGCAGCAAGCACAATTTGTACAATACCTGATAGCATTGAAAAATTTTATATCTTTGATGCAACAGGTTTAACTAACCCTGAAAACTTAACTATTAAAACAGCATCAGGAACAGGATTTACTTTGGATGCTGCAAAAATTTATGCAGCTTATTCAGATGGAACAAATTTAAACGAAATTTCTTTAGATACATTAGGTGGAACTGTAGCTGCAGCACAAATTGCAGATAACGCTGTAACAACCGCAAAAATTTTACAATCAAATGTAACAACAAACAAATTAGCTTCGTCTGCTGTACGTGCAGCAAACATTTCATCAAACGCTGTAACTACAGATAAAATTTTACAATCAAATGTTACACTTACAAAAATGGCTGCCAACTCTGTTGGTCCAAGCCAATTACAATCAACTGCCGTAACAGCAGGATCTTACACAACTGCCGACATTACAGTTGATGAAGACGGAAGAATTACTGCAGCAGCAACAGGATCAGCTGGATCACCTGACTTTGTATTCACTCATGCTGATAGTGCTCCTGGAACAGCTACGTTTACAGCACAACCAGGGACAACAAAACTAATGCTTTATATGACAGGCGCAGGTGGAGCTGGAGCTTCAGGCGTGGGTCCAACGGGTAAAGGGCCAGGGGGATCAGGGGGAGTAGGATTTTTCAATGTTCCAATAACTTCACCAGCACCTTCTCCTTTTACAGCTCCCTACACAATTGGGGCTGGAGGAGTAGGGGTCGGAAATAATGGAGGTAACCCTGGACAAAGTACTACTTTTGGAAGTCCTGTACAAGCGACTTGCACTGGAGGTTCAGGTGGACAACGACAAAACCAACCGTCCCCAACTATAGATTTAGGTGGTTCTAACGGAACAGCACCAGGAGCTACATTAGATTTAACAATAGCTTCAGGAAATCCAGGGACAACTGTACCTGCACAAGGTCCTGCTGGAATGAGTTTAAGAAGAGCGGTGATTGGTTTTTCAAAACCAGATGCACCCACAACTGCACCAACCTTTTTTGGTGAAGGTGGAGATGCTATAACTGCAATGTCACCAGCACCTTCAACATTAGGTGCTACTGGAAATCCAGGCGCAGTAGTAATTTATGAAAATATTTTAAGTTAACAGGAGTAATTGATGAGTTTTTTATTTTTTAATGTAAATGGTGTTTTAGAAACTTGTGTCAAAGAAAAAAATGACATGAACCTTATAAGGGGTGACGTAGCCCATTATGAAAGTCAGGGTTTGATTAAGGAAGTTTCAAGAGATGAATACAAATCTGTTGTATCAAGAGAGAAAGACGCAACTTTGCAAGAGGGTAATGTTGTTTTATCTGACCCTGAGTCTTTTGAAATTAGTTATACACAAGAAGACATGCAGAAGCACGTTGATAATCAATTAGAAACATTAGATGTTTTTTTAAAAAAACACGCTGTAAAATTAGCGAATGCAGAACATTCATCTTTGAATACAAGACTTAATGAATATAAAACTGCTTTAACAAACTTTGATGCCTCATCTTTAAATTATCCTGTAACAGTAAGATTTCATAGACATTGGTTTGATAACGAATCAGTGGAGCCTTTTTCTAATCGTTATTTACAATAGTATTATAATCGTGTAAAAGACAATATGTCTTTAAAAAACTTCATTAAAGTTTATCCAATTATTCAAGATCCTAAAATTATAAGTAAATGTATTAGATTTTTAAGTAAAAAATCTAAGGACAAGAAATATATTTCTGGATCCTTATGGAGCGGAAAAGGATCCTATGAAGATAAAGAGGTAAGGGATGTTGAAATATTACCTCTATCAAATTTTAGTCAGTCTTTAAGTGAGGTTCATTGGGCTAATTTTTTAGGACATTTTATACTAGAAGGTATGCGCAGATATGCTACAGAATTTCCTGATGTAAGATCAGCTACCATAATTGAAATTCAAGGTTTAAGATATGAGAAAGGAGGTCACTACAAATTTCATGTAGATGACGGACCTGGTATGAACAGAAAATATAGTTCTATCTTAATATTAAATAATGATTATGAGGGAGGAGAACTTTGTTTCAAGATTGATGGTAAAGAAGAAATTATAAAAAATATTCCTGGATCATTGATAATTTGGCCTAGTAATTTTATGTTTCCACACATGGTAAAACCAATAAAAAAAGGAGTGAGATATTCAATAGTGTCATGGATGAATTAAATAAAGGATATAAGGTAATTAAAAATTTTCTACAAAAAGATGAAATTGATCTTCTAACTCATTACACTAGAATGAGACATAGAAGTAATTTAAAGGACTTTGAGTTTGTACAAAGTGATCAAGGAGATACTATGTATTACGGAGATCCAGCTACAGATGCCTTAATGATTTCAAAACATAAACTTATGCAACAAGAAACTGGATTACAGTTGCTACCAACTTACTCTTTTTGGAGAATGTATTCATATTTAGCAGATTTAAAAAGACATACTGATAGACCATCTTGTGAAATAAGTGTTACAGTGAAAATAAATTCTTGTGGTGTTAAGTGGCCAATCTTTATAGGAGGAACAGAAATTGATCTTGAAAACGGAGATGGAGTTATATATAAAGGATGCGATGTTGAACATTGGCGTGATGAATTTCAAGGTGATTGGCATTCACAAACATTTTTACATTATGTAAATAAAAACGGTCCATATGCAGAGTGGGCTAAAGATAAACGACCATTATATGGAATAGAAAAATGAAGATAATACAAAAAGAAGATGGATCAGGAGAAATAATTTTTTCATGGAAAGAAGTTTGGATTTTAATAAAAAAAAGAAAATTAGTTTTAAGTGCTGAAGCATTGAAACATCTTTGTAACAATTTAGTTAAAATAGCAGTAGAATTTAATGCGGGTTTTCATAAAAAACTTCAAGAAAAAAGATCGCATGATAATAGTGTTAAGACTAAGGATGATTGAAACTAATAAGATTATTGAAAAACATTTACTTCGCAAAGCCTTCCTTTACGAGATAAAATTAGAAATTGATAGCGATTACTTCATTAATAAAATAGAAGAATACCTAAAAGAAACTAACTTGTATTATAAGACAAATGTTAAGGGAAAGATGACAGCATGGCAGGCTTTTAATAATGATGAAAATTTTAGAAAAGTTTTAGATCAAGCTATTAACCATATTTCAAAACATATACATTTTAATAAATCGGAACTTGAATCATGTTGGGGTTTAAAACTTGAAAAAGGTGATTATACTGCTAGACATAATCATGAAACTTCAGCTTTATCAGGTGTTTTATATTTAAATGATGTACAACAAGAATTAATTTTCCCTGACCTATCAATAAATGTAAAACCTAAAAAAGGAACTTTTATAATATTCACCCCATGGTTAGACCACATGACTGAAATTAATCACAGTGACGAAGCTAAATATGCAATTGCCTTTAATTTCAAAGAATTCAAAGATAAAACCTGGTCGTAGGATATTTATAATCTTCTTTCATGATGGTATACTAACGATATGCCTTTAGCAAAAGTAAACATAGCACCAGGATTTGACAAACAATCTACGCCATCAGACGCAGAAGGTCGTTGGGTAGATGGTGATAATGTAAGATTTAGATACGGAGAACCTGAAAAAATTGGTGGTTGGGAAGCTTTAGTTAATGATAAATTGGTTGGAGCTGCTAGAGGACAACATGTTTGGGCGGATACTGCAGGTAAAAGATACGCAGCAATAGGAACTGATAAGGTACTAATCATTTATTACGAAGGTGCTTTTTATGATATTACTCCTTTAGAGACAACTAATTTTTCTACTGGCGCTAACATAACAACGACCAACGGATCAGCAACAGTAACTATCACTACAAGTGCACCTCACAATTTAGAGGTTGGTGAAATAACAACTTTTGCAAATGCAGGATCTTTCACAGGGGCAAACACTGATTACACAGCTGCAGATTTTGACGATAAACTTTTTGAGGTACAAACGGTTCCGACAACTACAACATTTACAATAACGATGCCTTCAGCTGAATCTAAGTCTGGAGTAACAACTGATGGTACCTTAGACGTTAATCCTTATGCACCTGTTGGACCTTTAAATCAAACTTATGGGTACGGTTGGGGCACATTTAATTTTGGTGGAAGACCAGTCGCAGCTTCAACAACAACAATAAATAATGGGGGAGTAATGCTTGTTGGCGCAACGTCAGTTACCCTTACAAGCACAGCAAGTTTACCTTTAACAAACGGTAAACTAAGAATAGGTTCTGAAGACATGAGCTACACCACTAACACTACAGGAACAAACACAATTAGTGGAATTACTCGAGGTATCAACGGCACAACTGCAGCTGAACATGCTGATGGTTCAACTGTAACTGACATTACAGATTTCGTAGGTTGGGGCGATGCTTCAACATCAAGCACAGTTACTATCGAACCAGCAAACTGGTCATTAGATAATTACGGAAATATATTAATAGCCACAATACACAACGGAAAAACTTTTACTTGGAATCCAACTGCTTCTAATGCATTACAAACAAGAGCTACTATAGGAAGTGGTATGCCTACTAAATCAGTAATGACATTAGTTTCTGATAGAGACAGACATTTATTTCATCTTGGCACAGAAACAACTATTGGTTCATCATCAACACAAGACAAAATGTTTATAAGATTTTCTGACCAAGAAAGTTTATCCGATTATGAACCCACATCAACGAACACCGCAGGAACTTTTAGACTAGACGATGGCACAAGAATAGTTGGAGCTTTTAAAGGTAAAGATTATATTTTAGTTTTAACAGATACCGCTGCGTATGAAATGCAATTTGTTGGACCCCCTTTTACATTCTCAATTAGGAAAGTTGGGTCTAATAATGGTTTACTAGGCCAACACGCAGGAACATTTGCAAACGGTGCTGTTTTTTGGATGGGTAAGACTGGAGGCTTTTACATTTATGATGGTACTGTTAAATCACTTCCATGTTTAGTAGAAGATTTTGTATTTACCACAGATGGTAACAATCCTGGTATAAACTATAATTCAGGGCAATTAGTTTTTGGAGGTATTAATGAACTATACTCAGAAATTAATTGGTTTTACCCTTCTGCGAACTCTTCTGTTGTAGATAGAGTAGTGACTTATAATTTTGATGAAGGTGTTTGGACAACAGGGACCTTAGATAGAACAACTTGGGTAGGATCTACAGTCTATGAACAGCCTTATGCTACAGATTACAATGCTTCAGACGCACCAACTTTTCCAGTTGTTAGTGGAGTTTCAAATGGCGCTTCTATTTACTATGGACATGAAGTCGGAGTAAATCAAGCAAATGGAGATGGTACAACAACAGCCATACCTTCATTTATTAAATCAGGAGAATTTGATCTAAATGGTAATGCAGGTGTACCAGGAGACGGTGAGTTTTTAATGAGTATAAGAAGATTTTTACCAGACTTTAAACGTATTGAAGGTAATGCAAAAGTAACAATATTTTTAAATCAATTTCCACAAGGTACCTCAGCCGCTTCAAGCCCACTAGGTCCTTTTACAATTACTTCTAGTACATCTAAAGTAGATACAAGAGCTAGAGCAAGATTAGCTGCGGTACAAATAGAAAACGAAAACTTGAATGAGAGCTGGAGGTATGGCACATTTAGGTTTGATGTTAGACCTGACGGCAGAAGATAATGGAATTTAAAAAAAAATTTATAGATATAAAAAAAGATTTTGATTTTAACGAAATGACTAAATTAATAAATGAGAAACAATTTACAAGTAACTTTGCGTCTTCTAAACCAGTGCAAAAAGATTATGTATTAGATGATTCTTTTAAAATAAACCAAGTGCAAAATGAAAAAGATTTTAGGGAAATTTTTTTCTATTTAAATAGTTTATATAATAAAAATAATCACGCTTCTAATTTATGTATTTTTTTCTCTTTAATGAGTGGATCAAATGGGTCAAAGCATAGTGATAGGGAGGATGTTGCATTAATAGGATTATATGGTAAAACCTTATACATCATTAACGATAATCATTATATATTAGAAAAAGGTGATTTATTATTTATAGATAAAGGCATAGAACATAAAGCTGTAAGTTTAGAACCAAGAATAGTTTTATCTTATGGTGTTTTTCCAAATGGAGACTGTTAATGGCAAAGATAACTATACAGATTCCTGAACCGAAAGCTGAATATTCACAAGAGGATCAAAGACAAATACTTCAAGCATTTAGAACTCTTCAGTCTCAGTTGAACTTCTCATATGAGAATGATATAAAAAACAAACAAGATGCATTTACTTATTTTTTATCATGACAATACAATATAAAAGCACAACCTATAATCTTACAACAACTAACTTAACAACTGTGTTGACTATATCAACTTCAGCTACAGCAATATGTAAATTGGTTCAAGGATCTCATGCTACTGCTAGTAATGTGGACGTTGATCTTTTTTTAAAAAAATCTGGTGGATCAGATGTTGAGATAGGTCATGCACAATTAAACAAGTCATCTGAAAATTTAATAAAAGATACTCTTAGTTTAGAAGCTGGTGATATATTAAAAATTCAAGCAAGTGTTGCAAATGAAATTACTGGTGTTGTAAGTTATGCTCAATTAGACAGATCGCAAGAAAATGGCTAAAAAGAAAGCACTCTTTGGAGTTAGCAATTACCATAAAAGAACACCTAGAAAAAGACCTGGAAGAATAAGAAAGAAATGTGGACCAGGGAAAAAACATCCTAAGAAATATCGTGGACAGGGTCGCTAGAATAGTATAGATAAATCGTATGACAGTTTATCAAAAAATTAAATGCGAAACTAAAACTATCTATAGAAGTATTAAAACTGGTGAGAGATACGAAACGGAAGAGGCTTTTCTTAAACAACACCCTAAAGAAGATCTAGCCACTGATGTTGAGGTGCAGGTTCCTGATCTTCCTTTATTTAGTAAGACACAAAAATGAAACCTTTAGGTGGAACAGAATTACAACATAATTTTTTAGATCAACATGTATCTAAAGACTTGCTTGATAAGTTTCAAATATGCACATCTGTGCCAGGGAAAGTGCCTCTATCTAAAGAAAAAATAAATATACTATGGCAGAAAATGGCCACTGACCAACCACACTTTCAAAGTTTTTTTAAAGACCCTGAACAAATAAAACAATATGACTACTATGTTTTTAACAGTCATTGGAATTATGAACAATGGAGAAAGACTTTTAACCTTCCTTATGAAAAATGCACAGTAATTAAAAATGGTATTACCAATATAAAACAAAGAGATCCCAAACCAAAGAGAGAAAAAATTAGATTGATATATCATCCTACTCCTTGGAGAGGGTTATCTGTTTTATTAGGAGCTATGCAACTAGTTAAAAACCCTAATATACAATTAGATGTATACAGTAGCACTCAAGTTTATGGGGATGATTTTAAAAGACAAAACGATCATCTTTACGAACCTTTGTATGATCAAGCTAGAGCATTGCCTAATGTTAATTATATTGGATATAAACCTAATGAATATATATTAGACAACCTTCATACTTATGATGCTTTTGTATATCCTAATATATGGGAAGAAACTTTTTGTATATCCGCACTTGAAGCATTAGCTTGTGGACTTTATGTTGCAACAACGGACAACGGAGCTTTGTACGAAACTTGCTCAGAGTTTCCTATTTATATACCTTATGATAAAAATTGGGAAAATTTAGCTAGACAATTTGCTGCTGTTATAGATGGCATAGGAAACCAAATAAATACAGAGGGTTGTAAAAATCATTTAAGATATCAACAAAACTTTTTTAATCATTTCTATAATTGGAAAGTCATAGCAGGTCATTGGACTGGTTTTTTACAAGGAGCATTACAAAATGTTAAAAGCACTTAAAAAAAGGTACGAAGCTCAAATAGCAGAAGCATCTACAACGATAGAAATATATTTAAAAAATTCTGTGGGTATAGGGGAACACCCACAACATTTAGACGAAATTGATAAATTACTACAAAAGATAGTGGATGCAGAAGAAAAAATCAAATTAATAGACAGGTGGATAGATTAGTGCAACCTAAATATTGGACACAAGAAGCTAATATTTTAGGTAACAAAGTAGCCCATTTGCAGTTACCTAAATCTATCGTTGAAGAATTAGATTTGTGGAAGACAGAATGTGACAAAATAAAAAATCATCCATTAGGTTATTTAAAGTCTCATGAAAATGTTGGAACAAAAAGTAATAGCTTTCAAGTTTCAGTCCCAACAGATTTAATAGAAAAATCATATTGGTTACCTTATACTTTAAGATCATGTGCACAATTATTTGGCAAAGATCATAGAAATTTTTACCTAAGAAAATGGGAAGGACATTTCGATGGTTTAGATATTTGGATTAACTATGCATATAAAGGTAACTTTAACCCTAGTCATACACATGCTGGTTCAATTTCTGGTGTCATATATTATTCTAATGTAGATGACCCAACTATTTTTAATAAAGGTGAGATAAAATTTAAAGGTAAAAAAGGTGATATGGTTGTTTTCAGTTCTGATTTAGAACATCAAGTATGCGAGCAAACACAAGATTATGAAAGAGTGACATTTGCTTTTAATTTACAATTTTGGGATAGGAGTAAAGATGCAAGACCATAGTAAGCCAATTTGGTTTAATAAACAGGAAGAGAAACCAATAAAAACACAAGAATTAAAACCTAAAAAATTTTCTATTTTTGTAGCAACCCCTTGTCATAGTGAAGTCTCTATTCATTACTTTCAAGCTTGTTTAGATTTTCAAAAACAATGCATGAAAAACAATGTTTTGGTTTCTTTTCAAATCATGAAATCATCACTAGTAACACAGGGTAGAAACTTGTGTGTTTCTAGTTTTATGGAAAGTGGTCACACACATTTACTATTTATTGACTCTGATATTGATTTTCAAGCAGCCTCAATATTCAAAATGATTGCAGCAGATAAAGAAGTAATATCTGTACCTTATCCATTAAAAGATTTAAATTGGGATAAAGCATGGCAGAGAATACAATCTAAAGAAATTAAAAGCGCAAAAGATTTAAGGTTTAAAGGACTATATAGATATCCTATGAAAGTAAAAGACGAAGATAATATAAGAGTTAATGATGGTGTTATTGAAGTAACTCATTCACCTACTGGATGTATGTTAATTAAAAAAGAAACAATTGAAAAAATGATAAAAGAATATCCTGAAATGGAGATAGTTCAAAAGACTGTCATTAATGGTGAGATGATAAACAGGCCTTATTTTTATAATTTTTTTGATACATGGTTTGATCCAGTTAATAAGACTTACATGGGTGAAGATTTTGCATTCTGTAAAAGATGGAAAGATATAGGCGGTAAATGCTATGCTTTAGTTACCGACAGAATCTCACATGTTGGTGAACATCAGTATAGAGGGTGTTTTGCTGATGAGTTGATAAAGACTAAGTAAAATGGTAATATTACAGGATACGATTGAGTATTATTATGGATCCATTTACAATAGCATTAGCCACATTTGGCGTTCAAAAACTTCGAGGTAAATCAACGAATAGAGCGTTGAGAGATGCCGCATTATTTGCTACAGGGAGTCAATTAGCAGGTATGTCTGGTATTGGTCCGTTTAAAGCTTTTGGATCAATGGGAAATACTTTAGGACCAGGTGGTTTTGCTACACAATTTGGAAATACTTCAGCTATGAGAGGTATAGGTGCTTTATTTGGTAAAGGATCTGCTGCACAACAAATTCCAACTGGTATGGAAGGTTCACCTGAACTTGCAGGTCAAGTAGGGAAAACTGCACAAAGCGGAAACTTTTTTTCAAACTTATCCACGCCAGCTAGACTTGGTTTAGGAACGGCTGCAGTAACATTACTTGGTGGCATGGGTGGAGAAGATGAAGGACCACAATCTTATTTATTACCTACACCAAACAAAGCTTACACAAAATTTGCTAAATCAGGAGCACCAGGAACACCAACTGGTTTTATGACAAGAGACTACACAACAGGAGTTGATACAGCATTAGAAGACCCAGCAACTTATAAAACGGTAGAAGAAATTTTAGGTGATGAACCTACACAAGGATTTAAATCAGTAGAATTTAATTCTGGTGGAATTGTAAACATAGCGAAATTTAACGAAGGGGGACAAGCGCTTCCTTCTAAGTTTTCTCACGATGAGAATGATATGAATAACTACACTCGTGCTGGAGGTTTTGTAAAAGACGGAGCAGGTATGGGTGATGAGAATGAAGACACAATGTTAGCACAATTAGCTGATGGTGAATTTGTTTCAAGAGCGGCAGCAGTTAGAGGAGCAGGTATAGTAGCTGGTGCAAATATAAATAATAAAGAAGAACAAAGAAAAGTAGGAGCTGAGTTCTTTTATGAGCAACAAAAAAGATTTAAAAGAATTTACGATTTAATTGATGCTAGCAGCAAAAACAATTAAAAAAGAAGTAGGGGTTTTATTTATAGAACCTAAGAGAATTGAAGAATACTGGCCACTGGCAGAATTTATGGTCAAAGAAGGGTTACAATATGATGGTAATCCAATGTCAGTATCTGAGATGAAGAAAAGAATTAAACGTGGTGAATATCAATTATTCCTCATAGTTGGTTCTGATGACGGAGACAAGTATAAAGTTTTTGGTGTATTTGTAACAACAGTATCTACACTACCTAACTTTAAACAAGTTGAAGTGTTATTATTAAAGGGAGAAAAAAGAGAACTATGGCAAAAAGAGGCTGCAGAAAAGATAGAACAATTAGCAATTCAAAACAATTGCAAAAGAATAGCGGTTTTAGCGAGACCTGGTTGGAAAAACTTTTTGGAGCCATGGGGATGGAAAGTTAAAAGATTATTATATCAAAAGGATTTAAAATAATATGGGAAGTGTAGTAAGTGGAATATTCGGAGGAGGCGGAGGCGGTTCAGCACCACAACAAGCTGCTGTTCCAGCAACAACAACTCAATACGTAAGAGAAGCTCCAGGTATTGAGGAAAGAAAACTTGGTTTAATGGATATTGCAAGCTCACTTGCAAAAACTCCTGTTAACATACCCACAGTACAAGTTGCTCCATTAGGTGCTCTTGAACAACAAGGACTTACTGCTTCAGGGGTTACAGGGGCAGGTATGCCTACTACTCAATCAGGAATAGGTGCTGCATTAACTTCATTGCAAGGACCCAATATAAATCAATTTTTAAATCCGTATCAAAGTTATGTGGTTGATGAAATTAACAGACAAGCTGCAATAGGGCAAAATAGATTAGGTGCACAAGCTGTTATGTCAGGAGCTTTTGGTGGTGGAAGAGAAGGCGTTGCACAAGCAGAATTAGAAAGAGCTAGACTAGCAAATGTTGGACAAGCTATGGCAACAGGTTTTGGTCAAGCAGCAAATTTAGCATCACAACAACAACAAATAGGATTACAAGGTGCAGGACAACTAGGTGCATTAGGAAGACAACAACAAGGTATGGCGCAAGCTGATATTAATCAATTGATGGCTGCAGGTGGATTACAAAGACAACTTGGTCAACAAGCATTAGATGCTGCAAGATCAACAGAGTTACAAAGATCATACGAGCCTTACCAAAGAGCAGAGTTCTTAAAAAATATTTATGCAGCTGGGCCTACAACACAATCTGCAATTACAACGAACACCGCTCCAGGTGGAGCAGCAGGAAACCCACTTGCTCAAGCAGCAGGTGCAGGACTTGGTGCTTATGCAACATACTCAATGTTAAATCGACAACCAGGTGCAGCAACCGCCTTACAATACGCGAGGTAGTACATGGATAAAACTTTAAAAAGACCTCTATTTCAAAAGAAGGCTATGGAGGCTTATAAAGCAAAACATGGTGGTAAGATTCCTGGTTACTTTGCAGGAGCAGCTATTAGTCAAGGGATAAGAGCAGCCGCAGCTCCAACATTTAATTTTCTAGGAAGACAAATGGCAAGACCTGCAGTGAAAACTGCTTTTACTGGATTAGAAGGATATGGTCTTGGCTTAGGAGCAGGCATAGCTGGAGAAGGCTATCAAGAAGGCGACTACGGTAAAATGCTTGAAGGTTTATCTTTTGCTTTACCTGCTGGAGCTTTTATCCCCGTTTCAGCAAAAGGTTCTGGTATTGCAGCGCTAAGAGAAACAGCAGAATATTTAACACCAAGAGCTACAGGTTTACAAAAAGCTATTGTAAGAAATCCTGGTAAAACAGCAGTTGGTAGTATCGGAACTGGTATCACTGGAGCAATGTTAAGTGGTGATGCTGAGGCTGTTGAAGTTCCTGAAGGTATGACTAACGAACAATATTACGGAGACATACAAGAAAGATTAATCATGTCTAAACCTAAATTTGGAGAAAGAAAAGATCTTACAGAAGAAGAAAGAAAAAAATCTCCAATGATAAAAAGAAGATTAGAAGTAGAAAAACCTTCAATGCCAATAGGTATTAAAGATCCTAAAACACAGGGAGAAGAAACGCTTAATAAAAAATTACAACAATCATCTACGATCAACGATGTTGCTGAGAAATTAGGTGTAACAGATGCAGCAAAAGCAACAGATCAACAAATTAAACAAATAGCAATTGAATCTAACGTCCCTGAAAAAGAACTTAGAAGTATAATAGGTAGAGAAGTAGAAACAGCTGTAGGTCAAACACCTCCAGGTTCTAATAATCCTGTGGTAACAACAGAGAATGAAGCAAGCGCTTATGCTGGCATGACTGATGTAGAAATTGAAAATGCTGTAAAAAGAAGACAAAACACATTAAAAAACGCTAAAGGTTTTTCTAACATGAGTAGTGGTTTTAAAGAATTTAAAAGTGAGATTGAAAAAATGACAGGGACTAACAATCAAAACTTAAATGATTTAATTTCTATGAAAGTAGCTTCAAAACTTTTAACAGGAAAATCTACTAACAGAGGTTTTGCAGGCTTCGCTGATATAGCAGGACAAGCTATGGGTGTTGGTGCAGATAGTCTACTTGCACTTAAATTAGCACAACAAGATCAAGATATGAAACTTGCTCAGTCTTTTATTAAAATGAAAACTGAGATGGCTAAAAAGAAATCTCCTGGATTTGTTTCTGGAGATAAAACATATAAAATTCAAGACCCTAGATTTCCTGGAGGATTCTATAACGCAAAAGGTTTAGAAGGAAAAGATGGTAGACAATACTACAGAACTAGAGATAATCAAGTAGTCCCTGCAGGCCCTGGTGCTGTTGGAAACCAAACTTCGCAAAATGCAGATAAAATAAATTTATACTCAGCTAATTTAGAAGAATTAAAAAGAGGTCAAGATATGATTTCTCAAGTATTAAATATTTTACCTCAAGACGGTACTCTTAAAGCTGCGTTTAGTTTAACTAAAGAAGATGCAATGGGTACTGTTTCTCAAGCCTTTGGATTAAATGGCTTAGAACAAGGCGGTAGCTTTGACACTGAGATTATTAGTTTATTAAACAAAAATAATATTGATAATGATGAGACTAAGAAAAAATTAATAGAAGAGTATCAGAAATCTATAAGCGATGAGACACTTAAAGAGAGAGGTAAAGAATTATATAAGAAAAATAAATCAGGTATTTTTGGTCGTCCAACAGACGCTGAACTAGAAAGATATTCAAGATTAGCTTTAATTGAACAACGTATGAAATACATTGTTGCCAATGCTAATAAATCAGAAGATAGATTAACTCAAAAAGATATTGAGAATGCTGCTAAACGAACAGAAATTCTTAAATTCTTTGGATCAGAAAGAAACGTTTATCAAAACTACAAAAGACTGCAGGAAGAATTTACAGCTAAAGCACAAGCAGATGCTATGAAGTATAGAAATGCTGGAGGAACTGAAGATGGTATGCAGTATTATATTGACACTGTTCCTGGAGTAAAAGAAATGTATGAAACTCAATTTAACAAAGTTCTTACTTCACAAAAAGCTAGTAACAAACAAAACAGAGATCAAGTTTTAAGCACAATACCAATAGCTGGAGGTAGTTAATGGCCGACATCAAAACTTTACAAAAAGCTATTGATGAGAATAGAGTTGATACAAGACAATTAGCTCCTGAACAACTTCAAGCACTAGATCAAGCTTTCAAAACTGGAGAGCTTACAGGTTATGATAGCGCAAAAGATTACGAAAGATTAATTAATCTTGGTGCTCTTTCGGTTGGTAAAGACAAAGAAAAAAGATTAGAACCTTTTAAATCTGCTACAGGAATAACTAGAGGAGATCTTGTTTTAGCAGGGTCAGCTGCAGGTTCTTTTGTTCCTTATTATAAAGACTTGCCTAAATTATTAGACTCATTTCAAAAAGCAGGGTTCAAAGATGTTTACGGAGTAGACACTCGTTTTAATTCAATGGGTGAAATATATAAAAAAAGATTTACAGTTTTAGGAGATAAATTAAAAAAACTTCCTAAGATTAAAGGACCAGTAGGATTACCTATTAGAGCTTTAAGTAATTTAGGAGGAATGGTAGATAACACAATTGATTTTTTTAGTAAGTTAGGGAGATATGGTGCAACACAACCTTTATCTACTTTTGCAAAAAGTACATTAGGAGGTGCTGGAGGTGCTTTCGCTGGTTCAACTGCATATGAAATAGCTAATTTAGGTTCTGATTTTGTTGGTGCAACCTCTCAAGATTTAGCTAACCTTACAGATAATGATATTAGAAAACTACCTGTTGCAGATAGAATATTTTTTAACGGTTTAACAGAAGCATACAATGATCTTCTTTGGGCTGGTGGAGCAACAGCTTTAATACCTCTTGTAAAATATGCAGGTAAAGAAGGATTAAAAAACACACTAGGTTTAAATAGCCAGCAATCAAAAGATATTGCAAGAGCTTATGAAAGAACTGGAATGAAACCAAGTATAGCTTCATTAATACCTGGAGAAAATTCTTTTCAAAACTTCTTTAAAAAATTCTTTAGTACAATCGGTGTTTACCCACTTGTTAGTGGACCTTTAGCTAAAGTAAATAAAGATCTTAACGTAAGATTAACTAATGAAGAGTTTCTAAAAACAGTAGACAATTTAAATATGGCTCCTGCAAGTAATATTAGTTTAATGAATTATGCTGGTATTAATCAAATGAGAGCAGAATGGAAAAGAGTATTACAAACTATTAATCAAGAATATAGTCATGTTAAAAAAGTATATGATGAAATAGGCAACCCTGCATTTATTCCAACACAATCTATAAAACAAGAGACAGACAGATTAATACAAGGATTAAAAGAACAATATCCTGCAGATCAATACTTGTTTAATAGTTTAGAAAAAGGAGCCAGAGAACTTACAGAAGTAGATGATCCAATAGTTCAATACATTAAGTATCTAAATGATATTACACAGAATAAAGATTATATTAGAATAAGTGACTGGCAAGGTCTTTCAAGAATGCAAACTGCTGCTTACACAGGAAGTAAATACAACAATGTTAAAAATCAATTGTTAGTAGTTAGAAATGCTATGGAGAATGATTTAAATAGTCTTCAAACAGTAACAGGAAGAGCAAACCTAAAAGAAAATGTATTTAAAAATCAATACGATCAAATTTTAAAAGAAGAAGGCCCTGAAGCTGCAGAAGCTTTTCTTGATAAACAAGTAAGAGCAGGTAACACAGCCTTTACTGCTTTAAAAGAAGCTAACACCTATTACTCATTAGTATTAAGACCTTTTCAAAAAAACAAAGTAGCTAGTCAACTAAGGCAAGCAGATAATAAACTTTTTGCAGATAAAGGAATTGAAATGATAGGAACATCTTCTATCTATCCTGATGAAGTTTTTGATAAAGTTATAAGAAGAGTTATGGCTAGTGATAGCCCAGATGCTATAAGACAATTAAAACAAATATTAGGTGTTACTAATTCTTCTTACAAAATATTAGATGAAAATGGTAAGTTAAAAAGAACTGTTCAAATACCTAAAAGTAAAGAATCACAAGCAGTATATGACAGATATGTTAGAGAGTTTTTCTGGGATTCTTGGAACAATGCTACAGCAAATCCATTAAGAGATTTTAGATCTATATCTACACAAGCCGCTGCCGCAAAAGCAGCTGAAAGAGGTTTTGTAACAAAAAGACCTTTTCAAATGGACGACTTAACAGAACAAAGAATTAGAGCTAAAACAAAAACAAATGAAGTTTTAGATGTCACAGAAATAGATGCAAGAGTATTTACACAATCTGATATAGCTAATCTTAATGATGGAATTATACGAAATCACGACTTTGGTGCATTAGATATTGAAAAATTTGTAAAAAATATTGGTATAGATAGTAAACAAGGTAGAGATAAAATTAGAGAAATGTTTGGTGGTGGAGCAACAGGAGCAAAAGCACTACAAAGAATTGATGATGTGATAACGGTTAAACGAGCTTTAGACACCGTTGATTACAGAGATCCTTCTACTTTTGTACAAAGAGCTATTACATTAAGAGCAGGTCAAGGAGGTGGATTAGCCGCTGGAGCAACAGCCGCTGCTTTTGGTTTTGGTAATACCATTAAATTAATTTTAGGATCTAGAATGTTAGGAAGTGTTCTTACTAATCCAAATGTTGCTGAAAATTTAATGGAAATGAATAAGTATCAAAGATTTATGACAGATCAAAAAGGTGTTTATCAATTAAGTCCTCAAAATACTCCAAGAGCATCTGCAACTTTTGTTAGATTTATAAATAGTTTAATGGAAGCTGAAGGGGATGAGTTTAGAGTTGATCCTAATAAAATTGACTTTGAAGAAATAAGACAAAAAATTGAAAGTTTAGACCCTAATTTACCTTTAAGAAGTAGTTATGATTTTGGTAGTATGCCTAAATTTACAAGAGATAGAATATATCCTGAGTTTGAAACAGCTAAAAATTTATCTGCTGAAGCACAACAAGTAGGGGAAGAATATTTACAAGGGTCTAATTTAATAGCACTTAGCGATCAACAATTTGATCAAGTGTACGAAGGACAAGTTCCACAATCTACAGAGCCTCAACAAATGACCCCACAACCCACAACAACTGAGCCCACAGCAATGGCTACAGGACAAGCACCACAGGCCACAGGACAACAGCAAGCACAACAATTTGCAGCGTTATTCCCACAAGATACTTTGGGCCAAGCCGTAGCAACTAGAGGATTAAAAGAAGGTGGTTTTGTTGAAGATGCTTATGCACAAGCAGATGAGGTACTCAATGGCTAAAAAGTCTGCATTACAAAAGATTGAGTATCATGAGAAGATATGTCGTATAATGCAGAAACAGACATTTGAAAGAATAGATAAAATGGAATCAAGAATTGCTAGACTTGAGAAGTGGATAATAGGTGGTTTAGGAGCCATACTTTTAGCTGTACTTTCAAACCATATGTAGTAAGGTGCGGTATGAAATTTACCGAAGAAGAAAATTCATTCACATTATCTAATTTTAAATCCATAAAAAAATACGAATACAAAAAATATTCTAGAGCAGAAGACCCTGTAACAGGCAAACGTTTATATGCTGTTGATGGTACAAAACTGCCAAGTGTAAC